CGCGGGCATTGTCATCATCCGATACGAGGTGGCTGCATAATGGCTGATCCCGCATACATTGTTGACGGTGTTCTCACTGACGGTGAGGCATGGGTCGGCCTCGGCACGACGACACTCGGGGTGGACACGACCACGGTCACGTTCACTTCAACGGATGACGGTCAGGTCGGGGACTGGTCCCAATACATGGATCTGTTTCTCATCATTTACGGACGCAACGACCGTGCCGACACGGGTTCGGATCAGGCTATGATGGTCCTCAATAATGTTTCTGCGACTGGGGCTTACACCTATCAGTACATCAGGGGCAACGGGTCAGCAGCCTCGGCCAACTCGAGCAGGGGCCAAACCACTTTGCCCGTTGGTTACTTCATCAGAAACCTCGAAACGGCCAACATCTTCTGTGCGTCAACGATCCACCTGTTCGATATCAACTCGGGGAAATACAAGTCGGGTCTGGTTCAGGTCGCCTGCGAGATAGACGACGGCTCGGGGTACGACTACGCAGGACTTATCGCTCTGACTGCGAACTCGCAAGCGCCAATCACAGAGATTGACCTGACGGTGGGTTACGGCGACTGGCTAACAGGTTCTTCGTTCTCCCTGTTCGGCATCTTGCCAAGGATGGTTGCCTGATGGCTGTTATCGAAGCAATCGAAACCGTGTATTTGGAGGCTGATGCTGCGTCGGTGGAGTTCTCGTCTATTCCTGCGACGTATGAGCATCTACAGTTCAGGTTGACGGCACGGAGTTCTTACGCTGCAACAGGACAGGCAACTCTGGATGTGCAACTAGGCACGGGTGGCGGCGCTGTGGATACGGGAACAAACTATTCCCGCCACTACATGCGAGGATCGGGAACTGTCGATGATGCGTCAGCGGCGACGGGAAGCACAGCCATCGACTGTATGCGTGCCGTCAACGCAAACGAAACATCGACTAAATACAGTCCTTCGATAATGGATATTTTGGATTATGCCAACGCCAATAAGAACACAACGGTGCAGGCTACGACTTGGGCAGACAAGGCAGGTTCATACCCTGAGTTGGGCTTTGCGAGCGGGTTGTGGGATGCCACTGGGGCCGTAGATCGGGTCAAGTTTACGTTGACGGGAGGTAGTTATAACTTTGTGCGTGGTTCTGAGTTCACCCTCTACGGATTGAAGTCCTCGTAATGGCTGCTTTCACTGTTATCTCGCATCAAGAACTTGGCGCTTCGGCATCGTCTGTGACCTTCGGGTCGATCTCAGGGTCGTATGACCATCTGTGCATCAAGGCTTCGGCCCGTTCTGACGATGTTCAGTATTACGACCACTTTGGAATCCAGTTCAACAGTGACACAGCCTCCAACTACTCCAATACCAACCTGTATACAGGCACCACAGCACCCGCATCCACAAGCGCCGCAACTACTCAGATTCAACATTTGTATGGAATAACGGGTGCCAGCAACCTTGCTGACACCTTCGGCACGGCGACCATATGGATACCGCACTATTCCAACACGGCGAACTTCAAACAGGTCATCGGGGCAGGTGCCATTGAAAACAACTCCACAACCAATTGGCAATGGGTTGTGAGCGTGATCGCTGGGTTGTGGTCCGACACTTCGGCTATCACTGACATTGATCTCTTTCCCGCTCAGGGGTTAGACGATTTCGTCCAGTATTCAACATTCACGCTATACGGCGTGACAGGCGCTTAGGAGGCGCACATCATGCCAAGACAAAAAGTAGTAAACGGGGTCTACTACGACCTCACACCAGAAGAAGAAGCAGAACTGGTCGCACGGGCTGAAGCCGCTGACCTAGACCTCAGCATGGTCCGCTCCCAGCGTGACAGCCTGTTGCGCTCCACGGACTGGACACAGGTCGGGGACGCTGCTTTAGGTGACCACACCGCAGAGGAATGGGCTACCCACAGGCAGGCTCTCAGGGATCTACCTGCGGTGTTCACCCGTGTGTCTGAGGTTGTGTGGCCGAATGATCCTCCGACACAGGCGCTTGAAGAAGCGGCCCAATGACCGAAACTGTGTTAGAAACCCCCAACCCTGCCTGCACCATACAAATAGGTGGTACGGCGTGCCCTTTTTGCGCAGCGCCCATGCAACGCGCAGGCTCATGTCTGGTGTGCCCCATGTGCGGTGAAACGAGTGGTTGCTCCTGATGGAATGGATCGGCTTCGCAGGACTGGTAGCCGCCGCTCTCATAAGCGGCGTCTTCGCGGTAGTCGCATCCAAGTATCGCCGTGAAAACACGGCGCAGCACGCAGCGAATCAGGTTCGCCTTGACGCTATTGGCACCGACATATCTGAGATCAGCAAAGATATTCGTTCTGTGCGTGAGTGGCAGCATCGTCATTTGGAGTGGCATGCGGAGCAGAGGACGGCGTAATGGCTGTTGTGTATAAGCCGACGCGTCGAATGCGGGGAGAGAACGCACGGCCTATTGAGTACGAGTTGAGGAAGATCCAGCAGAAGTTGGACGATTTAGAGGCCCGCGTCACGGCGTTGGAGCCGTAGGAGTAAACATGGGTATTAGGAGATCAGCATCAGAGTACGGGTCAGCGGTCGGTGATGAACAGGTGGCGGTGTCCAATACCGCCATTGGTATTACTGCTGCGACTGGCGCTGTGGCGGCAATGGTTACCAATGGTGCGGAACCGATCAGGGTTCGTTGGGGCACCCCCACGGCGAGTGTGGGACATTATTTGAATCCTTACAGTGTGTTGGATTTGTATGAGGACGACATGTCTGATGTGAAGTTTATTCGGGTGTCGTCAGATAGCACTGTTGATGTCACCTACTTCGGATAGGAGCGATTATGCCTTCAAGGATTACTCAGCGTGTAGATCAGGTTTCCACGGGGGACATTTCGGCTGTCACTGCCGGTGTTGCGACCAGTGGCGGTGGAACAAGTGGCGCGGTTACCATAAATGTTGTTGTGGCGGATGACGATCTTATTATAGCGGGGCAGGTTTTTAACTGATGGCCTTTGATCCCTTCGCCCAGTACAATGTGTCGGACCCTTATGGCACGTCGCCTTCTCAGCGGCTGTCGATGGCTTTGTCTAACACGGCGTATAAGCGGCAGGGGGTCAACCGGGATTTGAACACGAACCTGTTTGACATGTCGAAGGCGTATGGGAAGCAGACGCCGCAGATTGAGGCGGGGATGGCTCGTCGGGGTTTGCAGGATTCGGGGATCAGGAATAAGGCGTTGGCTGAGGCGATGGCGGTGTATGAGCGTCAGCGGACGCAGCAGCGTCAGGCAACTCAGGATGCGTTGATGCAGTTGGCGTTGCAGGATCTGAGCGCATATGGGACGTATGCGGGTCAGAGGTTCCAGTCCACGTTGGGGGGCGCTCAGTCGCAGGCTGAGATGGCGGCGCAGATTCGGGAGGCGTTGGGCTGATGGCTATTGATGTTATTACTGGTAAGCCGATCAAGACGCAGTTTGAGGGGCAGCGCACGGATGTAGACATTGACTTTGATCCGGCAGCGTGGCAGGAACAGTGGAATCTGGGGGAAGCGGGGAATGTCGGTGCTGTTGAGGCGCAGGCCATACAGAGCATCAAGGATGCGTTGGCGCAACGCTACGAGGGTAACGAGTTTTACGGGGCTACGAGTGACGACATAGCGGCTTCATGGGCTGCTTACAACGATGCGAATGCCGGAACGCCCGGTTTTCAATCATATACCCCCACAGATGCGGAGTTGGCTCGTACGGGTGATGTGCGTTTGCAGGACGAGGCTTCACGCATCTTCTCCCAGTTGCTGGGCGGGTACAACCCTAACAACGCTAAACAGGTGGCTGCTTACCGGAAGGGCACTGTCGCCCCGAATGTGTTTCTACGGACTGGTGCGGGGCTTGACAACTGGCGGGCTGTAGATGCTGCTGGTAATACTGGCACACAGCCGACAATCGGTGGTGTTGATTACAACGTGGTCCCGCAGATTCCGGCGGCCCCCCCAGCACCAGCACCGGCACCGGCACCGGCACCAGCACCAGCACCAGCGGCGGCACCAGCGACGGGCACGCGTGCCACAACTTCTACGGGGCAGACTGCCCCCGCCGCCCCGGAGGTTGATCCCGCTATAGCGCAACGGGAGATTGTCACCAAGGCGTTGGCGGCACGGTTGCAGCCCATCCAAGCCGCTCTAGCGGCGGGTCTTATCGACATGGATGCTGCTCAGGCTGCGTGGGGCACTGCGCGGCAGGAAATCTACGGCGACTTCCTGTCGGAACAGTTGGGGGTTCAGACGGCGTTCCAAACACAGGCTGATGTTGACGAGGCGAAGCGTCAGGTGGGGCGCGAGAAACTGTTGCGGGATTTGGATGCGGCTGGTGTGGATTCCGGCATGGTGGCTGACGAGTTGGCGTTGATTGACGCCATCACTGAGGCTAGTGGTGACGAGCGCATGGGGCTGATTGGTGACATTGGCCGGGTTGGTTTGATGTCGGACGCTGACCGGCGCATGATGGGTGAGGGGATCTTCGGGGGGCAACGTCAGGCGTTGCGTACTGATGCCCGTCAGATGGGGTTGGAAGCGGAGTTGTTGGCTGTCGATCAGGGGCAGACGGCTGATGAGCGTTCTCTACAGGCGCAGGCGTTGGCACCGTATATGGATGTGGCTCCGGGGGCGTTGTTCGCTGACTTGTATTCGGATATTGATTTGACTGGTATGGCTACTGGTCGTGAGGAAATGGCGTGGGGCACCGGGGAACGGTTGGGTTCTCAGACGTGGCAGACGGGTGAGCGTGAGGGTGCCCAGACGTGGCAGACGGGTGAGCGTGAGGGCGCTCAGACGTGGCAGGGGGACGAGAACGCACTGGACCGGGACATCAGCCAGCAGTTGGCCGACGTACAAACCGACCAGTTGGCCGAAATGATCCGCCAGTTCGATATAGCGACCCCCACAACCACGGTTGACGGTGTGGAGCGGATGATCGGGTTTGACGAGGAGACTGGCCTGACTGCCGCCCAGACTCAGGAACAGGCCAACTGGTTGGCGAACTTGATCGCTCAGGGCATTGACGTGGACGGTACGGGTCGGGCCTTCGGGTTCGACACGGCAACTGGTCTGACAGCGGCTGAGACAGCCGGATTCGGTGCGGCAGACTTGGATCGGGCTATCGCCCAGCAGCGGGCCAGCACGGAAGCCTCTTCGTTGGCGGAGTCAATCCGCCAGTTCGGCTTGGGACAGCAGGAACGCGGTATTGAT